AGCAGTTAGAAGACATGGAATCATTAAGACTCCGAACCAACCAACATATAAGCGATTGTTAGTGGAAGTAACCCACTCACAAAACTCGTTCCAATTAGTCAAAGGTGACTGCTCTCTTCTTTGAAGAGTTGTCATTTGAAATTAGTACGGGACGTTTACTTGTTATGATAAGACATTATGACCCCGTGGTCTTGGTTAGGGGGTATGTAAGAGGTGGGGATACATATGCTGCTTGTACTCAGCCCCATTGTATCATCGGGGGGACTTACCTGCACACAGTGCCCTTACCACCTCATGTTATTTAGTATAAACAAATGTTAAGGGTTTTGTCAAGCTATCCAGGCTTCGAGTCTTGCCACTCCTCTGATCCACCACCCTTCCAAGGTGAGTGCTTCTGGACTGCTAGTCTATACATCTTCTCGTGCATACTTATATCGTCTGCTATCTCTTCCTCTGGTCTAGGATTCTCGTGAGTTTTATCTGTTGCCATGGGCCATGAATCATAAGGGTGTGGTTCAAATTTATAGTCAGGATCAAACCATTCATCGTAAGGTACTTTGTCTGGTGCTGCGTAGGTCATCCTTTGTAGTCGTGAAAATCTAATTTTAATACTGGTTCATCTTCAAATAGAATGTCACCTGACTCCTGTGGAGTAGACCATTCTTCATCATCTAAAGGTGAATCCCAAGGTTCTCTTTCAGTCATCGTTTTAATAGTGCAGGAACATCTCCATCGTCATCATCATCTTTCTCATCCCAAGGGTCATCGATCTGTGGTCCATTATATATTCTCTCATCTAATGACTTGAGTAATGGATCTTTAGGGACAGGTTTGTTAAAGTTTACTACAAGTAACTCATCACCATGCTTAACCTCTGCCATCTCTGGGTGCATAGGTTTAGTAACCTGTCGCACCTTCTCCTCAACAACAGGCTTCGCCTCTTCAGTCTTCCACCCCTGACTCATCAGTCTGAATGCTTGATAGAATAAGTAACCGCTTATTATTAAGTAGAGAATATACATTAGTCTTTATTTGACACCCATTTCTTTTTATTCTTATCGTATCTCTTAACCTCACCTCTCCTTAGTCCTGTCTCCTTTGCCTTTGCAACAAACTGTTTGTAGGTTGGAGAATCTTTAGAGTGCCCGACCTTCTTCTTGCCGTGCATCATACGATCTTTCTTATACTTTAACTCCTTCTCATTCTCTTCTCTCTTCTTCTTATACTTCTCATCATCGAATGTGTCGCCATACTTCTCCCATAACCAAGGCTTAAACTTGGATTGCTTGTCGAAGATTTCGGGTAAGAATTTCATGAGAAGAAGGTATCTTTGAGGTATTTATGCATCGTAGGCATTACCCTAGCGAGTTGCTTTCTCATATTATACTGCACATTCCACATCTCAACTGTATCTTTTGATACCAACTGAGGATATTTATGATACTCATACCTCCTCTTATTGATATTGGAATACTCTGAGCCAGCAAGGATGAAGGTGATGGGTGTCTGATCATGGGGCACAGGATCATCACTTGTCATCTGAAACTTAATAAACTCATGGGTAGCAACACCACTCTGGACATCAACAGTCTTATACTGTATCTCATCCGTTGCTTCTCTCCAGAAGGATGTGTCTCTACGACTTGAATAATAATAGTGTGCCTCTACAAACTCTTTCCATCCATCGAGGTGCTCTCTCATATTATGATTGTATATGTCACGCTCAAACTGACCTGGATTGTCAGATAATATATCAATGAGTGAAAGTATACCGTGATGTGTATTGAATAATGATGTGGACTCTAAGGGTTCAATGAATCCATATGACAATCCAATCTTCACACAGTTACCAACCCATGCGTCCTCGTATCTACCGTTACGAAACTTAATTACTTTACCATCACCAAACTCTTCCTTCGCTTCCTCTTCAGTCTGATGCTTACTTGAGAATACATATCCCTCTGAAATATAATCCCACGTTGGTATAGTCCACTGCCAACCAGCACTCATACCTTTAGCATTGGTATAAGGTACCATCTCCTTATCTTTATCAATATAATCTCTCTTCCTTACGATAGCAGTGTCAGTAAGAATATTCTCATATGGTACCCAACTACTCTGGGATCCACCTAGTGTAGATGCTTGCCCAGTACAGTCGATATAGAGATCTGCATCAATTGACGGTGCCCTGAGGTCGTACGGCCCTCTTTCCAAAAAGACACCTGATATTCGTCCTCCGTTGTAACGTACCGAGTCAACCTTACTATCAACCACTGTAAGAGTATCACAGAAAGTCTCTTGTAAATAGGCAGAGAACTTAGCACCATCGATGTGGAACGCTCTGTCTTTAGAAATGTCATAGGGAAATAATGCTCTGTCATTCAAAGGAAGTTTCCCCTGCTCCGCAATAGTAACGAAGGGCATGAAAACATCTGCGAATGGTGGACATATGTCAGGGTAATAAGCCTTGGCAAGCATCCAGTTATGCATCTGTGGTTGCTTAGATATTGACTGTCCATTAGGGTAATGGAAGACATGACCTATGCTATGGAAATCCTCAAACCTAGATGATGATTTGTATGTAGCTCTTGCCTTTGTAAGGAAGGTCTTATCATCAATACCCATGTAATGTAGGTACTGATTGACATGAGGTGTCAGTGATTCACCAGTCCCAATAGGTACACCATGTCTTACCATAGTGATATCCCAATCAGGATATGTTTTACATAGTGCAGCAGCAGTCATCCAACCAGAGGTACCACTACCAACAATAACAATCTTCATGGTCTATCAAATACTATATTAAATGATACACTGATACGAGTATGTCTTGACACATTCGTATGTATACCGTGGGTTAACCAACCAGGAAATAATAATAACTTTCCTTGCACTGGTGGCAGTGACACATAGTTTGGTTGAGTAGACCAGACTGTAGTGGTTGCTGCTAAGTTAGGTGTTTGAAAATATAAATCTCCATCTTTTCCTGTAGTCTTATAATAATAAACACCAGACAGATCTGCGTGACCGTGCTGGTGTGCAACACTATACTGTCCTGGTTCTAACCGTGACATCCACGATGCAGCGACTCTAAAGTCATCACGACCAGTGTAAGTATAGGTATGTCTTTTTAATTCTTCTGCGAAACTATCAGGTATTATATTCTCTACGAAGTTTGCATCAGATATGAGATGAGTATTCCATAGGTTCTGCCATTCAATACTCCCCTCTATCTTATCAAAATCTTCCTGTATGGTGTCATAGTTTGACACCTTCTCTTCATATATCTTTGTCGGGAATAGATCCGTAATCATTTTTTCCACTCATTATATTCTTTAAGTATAGCATCACATGCCATCTTAAAGTAGTCACCTGCAAACTCTTCGACCTCCTTTTGTAGAAGATTATTCTCCTCTGTTGGGAGATAAGGGGTCAACTTACCTGACTTGACGAACTCATGAGAGAATTCATAAACCTCTTTACTAAGTGGGACATGACGAGAAGCAAAGCAACCTAAACATAGCTTCCTCTCTTCTAGTTTCCCATCATCAATTCGCCAGTCATCAATCATCACTAACCATCCTTAGTTTGCTATAGATCTCTTCCCTCTCCATCATTTTAGCGATGGTCATCAGGAAGTGTGCTTTCATTATACTAAGGTTTTTATATTTTTGCAAGGGAACCCATTGTTCCTTGTGACAGTATTCTAATCGGTACACCAGTCATCCTATCGTCACTCCTATAGTAATTATAAGAGATAACTCTAGTAGGGGGTGCAATCCATGTGGCACTGCAACTAATATGGATTCCACTAGGTTCATTGCATTACAAACTGAAACACATTAGTGTATGCTGTTGCTGCTAGTACACATCCGAAAACTATAAAATGCATTATGCTCCTGTTGGTAGGGTTACTGGGATCATTTTACCACCATCTTGATCGTCATCATCGTCACCATTGATGGCTCTTAAAAATAACTCTATCAATACTAAAGCAGTCATGGGATAAAAAACCCAGAGGACTGCTACTAGTGGTGATATACTGTCTGATGCGGCTACGAAGTCGCTCATTGATTTATGTTGTTATGTTAACATTTATGAATAAGTATTTATACTTTGCAGATTTTAAGCAAAGTATTTGAATTTAGTGTAGAGTGCTACACCCACCCAGAAGAGGACCATAGTCGCTCTTCCGTTTGATCTCCAAAAGAGATCATAGGTTCCTTGATTTCCCATTAGAATATACCTGGGATGATCTGACCTGTGGTGATGTAAGCACCGACTGCTGCTACGAATCCGATCATAGCTGCCCAACCGTTAAACTTTTCTGCTTCTGGTGTCATTTTCTTAGATTAAATAGGGGTAGAAATTTAAAGAGACCTGCTTCGACTAAGCAATCCCTGGAATAATCCATCCGAAGATGGCATAGTTGTGAATTGCTGCGAATAAACCAATCATCGCTAGGCGACCATTGAGTAACTCAGCATTCTTCCAATAGTCTTGGTCTTCTAAGACCTCGATTCTTGGTTCTACAGGAAAGATGTTTTGCTTTCCGTATTCGGTAGTTGTGTACCGTTTTGCGACTGATTGTGTCATGCTGTTAACTTTTGTTAAGTAACATTACATAATTATATAGCAAACATTAAATTCCTGTCAACCCCTATAGGTATGGATACCCACACCTCAATTAGATATCCTTATCAATGTCATCACCAAAGGTTATCACATCCTGTCCAAGACCTGCAACATAGTCCCCTCCAAAGGTAACTGTCTCAGCAGCACCAACATACTCAGATGTATCGATGTTAATATTATCATTGAAGGTAATGTTATCACCGAGTGTAGTATCTGGTACAAATGTGATACCAGTAGGTACTCTCTTAGCAACTGACTTAAGGTTAGTATATGCTGCTAGTATATCTTCTAAATCTTTCTCAGCAATGTCTGCGTCGAGTGCAGAGGTCAATGCTTTCTTCACTGCTGCTACAGCAGCATCCAAATTTGTATGTAGTCCACAGCTCATGGTTTTCTCCGTAATGTGTGTAAGTGGTCGAGGATGTCCTCACGTATCCACATGAGTTCATTGTAGCACTTCTGGTTGTGAGCACAAGTGCGTAGTGCGTTGTCAGGTTTATGGACAGACTCGATGAAGATATCAAGTGCTCTATTCCATAACTCATCCTGACTTTCTTTAGGGATTGCCCCTTGGTCTTGCATAGCTAGTCGATACTGTTGTAATAAGTATTGGTAGTAGGTTTCTTCAGACAAAAGAGAACCACCCTGTTATGATCTGTTTCTCTAAAGTATTAGAGACTCTTCCACGGTGGAAATGAGTCCAATCCGCAGGCCATATGACAGTATACCCTTTTTGTGCTGGTATGTAAAGGTCTTGATGATACCATTCAGTACCACCATCAGGTACATCATTAAGATATGTCATCCATACCAAATGTCTGAATGCATTTCCTGGTAAAGCACTAAGTCTCTCAGTATGCCACTGTTTAAACCCACCACCTACAGGATAGCATTGCATACTCATAGGCTCAACAATTTGAAACCTAGATGTCTCACAGAAAGGGAACGTCTTACAGTAACCATTTAAGACCTGCTGTAATGCCATTACAAAGTCCTGTATGTGTGGCATTGCTATCTGATGGGGTATATGCATGTCAATAGAGTCTTTAAAGTCTTTATTAACATTGATATCACCTTGATCATACACCTGACCTTCAGTTACAGGTAAGAATCTCTGTTGCTCCCAGAATTCTAAGAGATTATCACATATTTTAGTATCTATAAACTCACCCCACACAAAGTCAGTACGTCTCTCACATATACCTCCCTTGTATATTACTATCTCTTCGTTGTCTGTCATGATGGCATCGTTACTATTGGATCTCCGTCCCACAACTTCTTCTTAACTAGATCAGTGTGTCCTCTTAAGTTGTAAGAAACTATAGTCCTTCTTGTGTCTGATCTATTTACTGGTGCTTCATGTGCAATAGTAGCAGGGAATATAACCATGTCACCCTCTTCTACAGGTGCTTGGAAAGTCTCTAAGTTACCATTCCAAATGTTTTTAAATGGTGAGAAGTATTGAGTTGCTTCATGCAACTTAGGATCAAACTCAACATAAATTACTGACGACCACCCACTGTGTCCGTGGTTGTGTACAGAATGAGACACACCTTTATAATATTTTTGGTACCACATGTCAGTAAACTCTACTCTCCTCTCTCCTGAGAAGTCAGCTAAGTATGGTTTGATAATATCAATTACTGTCTCTGAATACTCAGGCATCGTCTTGACACCAGCAGCAGCAGTTAAAAAGAAGTCAGTGAACAGTCCATTATCCTGAGGGTCAGCATGCTCTGGACACTCAGGTGGTAAGGCATCTAGTATTCTCTTCTTATTGTGCTCCCAATTCTCTATCTGGTAGTGAATGATAGGCACCTGAAACATTGTGTAGACTGTCATTTAAAATTCTTGATAAAGAACTCAGCATCTACTACCACTAATGGTTTCTTTCTATTCTTCTTCATGAATAATATAGGCTCATGGTCACCTGAGTTAGCACATGCCTGATCGTATGCATCATAGACATTTAACTTCTCTTGGTTCTTACATTCTATACTAAAGGGAAACTTTTGTCTAGCATCCCTAGCCATAATCAAGTCTTCTCCACCCGCCCCCATCGATCTGCTCTCGATGTCCTCTGGATGAATATTCCTCTCCTCTATAAGCATGTCTCGCACCCACTGCTGAAACAATCTGCCTTTCGCTTTCGCTGATTGGGGTTTCATAATTATCAATTACATATGGCAGCAATGCATACTCTTGTAGTTGAATACGTCTAGTCAGTGTGTCAATAGTATCATCAGAGAGAATAGGTACCTCTTTCTGAGCTATTATATCTCCACCATCTAACTCTTCATTTACATAGTGTACTGTGCATCCTGTTACCTCATCATTACTATCTAGGGCCTGTTCAACTGCGTGTAATCCTTTATACTTTGGTAGAAGTGATGGGTGTACATTAATAATGGGGCAATGAAAATCTAAAGGTCTCTTTAGTATTCTCATGTACCCCGCTAAGACTATTAGATCTACTCTCCATGATTTGAAGAGGGCAATCATCTCGTCTTCTTTATTGTGCTTTACCCTTACGTGTGGAATCCCATACTTCTCTGCTCTTCTTGCTGCTCCACACTCTTTTTTATCATGTATCATAAGCACTACCTCGTGCTTGTTACATGTTAGTACTATGTTTTCAAAGTTGGTGCCCTTCCCAGAGCACATAACACCGATGCGTTTACGCTTCGTCGTCTTCTTCGTCATAGGATTCAATCACAGATAGTTTGGCTTCAAGAATTTCTAGCTTTCTTTTCAGCTGCTCATTTTCAGTTTGTAATGTTTTAATTTCTTGTTCGTAAACAATAATCATGTCTTCGAGTCGTAGGTTACGTTGCTCTAACTCCCAATCCATTGCAGGAGTCCTGTAGGTAGACAGAAGTACTTAGTCATTTAAGATTCTCTTAATGGGTACTCAGGTTCTGGATCATCAATACTATGTTTGAAATGCTCCACATCAAAGTATGATATACCAGGTGGTGTGGGGTTGTCAACTGCTTGTGACAATTCCTTTTGGTATTGTCTTTCATCCAACACTTCATTGATAAGGATCTTCATTTCCTTAACATACTCAGGGGTAAACAACCTACG